CTTTTTTGTGCCCGGCAAGCCCGGACACTTGGAACAGTTACCGGGGTAATTAATTACAACCAGATCCGGTTAACAGATTGGTCCGGATCTTTCCGTTAACCAAACCCCGGAGGTTTAATTAACGCCAAACCCGTTTCGCTTTAATAAGCCCAGGCGCTATTAAAGCGCAGCGCGCTGTAAGCACATAAACACGAAACCGGCCTTATTATTCCGTTCGGATAACCCCAGGGCCGGTTATCCGAAATAATACCCCCCATTTATCGGATCATCTTGCCTGGACGCGCAGCGCCGGCAGGATCCGGCCTACAAAGGCCCTCCCCTCTGCTGCAAGGCAAGGGAGGGTCGTCTATTTGCGCAGCTTGGCCCGGTAGCGGCGCATGGCCTCAGCCTTAGCTGCGCGCCGGTCCCGCTTCGACGCCTTGATCCGCGTCCGGTGATGCTTACTGTCCTGCCGCCAGGCTCGCGCAGCTCGCAGCTGCCCGGCCACGGCGCCATGCAGCCACGCGATCAGCGCAGCCAGGCTCGCCGTCACCGGCATGCGCCGCCGGCAGATCTGGAAGGGCACCGCTTGACCAGGCTCCGGGTCCCGATCGGCGCGCGCTGCTGCCTCAGCTGCAGCCAGCTTAGCCTGGAAGCCTGTAGATCCGGATTGCGAGAGACGGTAGACGAGAGACGGGTCTGGATCCTGGGGGGTCATTTTGGGGTGTTTTGTGGTATAGGGCGAGAGACGGTAGATCGCGTCTCTCGCGTCTCTCGCATGTAGTCTCTCGCGCCCCGGCGCGTCAAAGGTGATCTAAAACAACATGTTACAGCGCGCTGTAGATATGCCTGTAGTAGCGAGAGACTGACCACGGGATAGTTTACCTATCCCATCTACGCAGCAAACCCCTGTATTTACTGCCCTAACCAGAGGATCCCTACGGGAAGGATACGCTATACCCATATATGGGTCACGCTATCCCTGGACTCCCGGCTCATGCCGGTCCAGGTGCTTCTATCCTTCTTGCCATGCCCCGCGCAGCGCAGCACGTTCCAGCTCGTGAAGATCATCATGATCACCCAGGGCCACCCCAGGCCTCAACCCAGGCCGCGCGTGATCAGAGGCCGGGCCATATCCACCCTGGATCCCCTGGCTAGCTCCTGGAAGGCCAGGATCCGCGCGTCGAGCTCAGCTATCCCCAGGGAGCTGGGCAGCCTGGCGCCAGGACCACTCAGCTGCTCCATGGCTTTTCTCATGCCGACCAAGGACGCAGCCAGGTTCGGCAAGCCACATACCCAGGTCCCGGACCTGGACAACCTGGCTAAGCTCGTGCTCGACGCCATCCAGGACACCGGGCTGATCGCGAATGACTCCCATGTCGCGCTGCTAAGCGTATCCAAGTCCTGGGCGCCAGCTGACAAGGCCGGCGTGATCGTCGAGCTGGAGAACCTGGAAGCTCAGCCTGGACCCCTGGGCAGCGCTAAGCCGGATTGGCTGAAATAGGTCCATACCAGGCATAGGCCGGCCTGGTCCAAACGCCTCCTGGGCGATCCTAGGCCCTACTTTTTTGGCTCATCCAGGTCCAAAACGTCCTTTTGGGCCGAAACCACCGCTTTTACCGTAGATCGCATATTGTCGAACGTCTGCCGGCCCCGGTTGATGAATTCCTCCAGCTCGCTTACGCTCATCTCGCTCAGCTGCTTGCCGGATCGCTTTAGCCCCAGCTGCAAGCTCGCAGCTACGGCGCTCAGCCCGTGCCCGGACGCCTCCAGGGTCCACTTGGCAGCCTGGAACCGGACCTGGGCCGGCGACGCCGGATCTACCATGAGCTCCTGGATCACCGCCCAGGCGCGGCTAGCTCCACCGGTCTTGATCTCAACGTCGCGCTTCAGCTCGATAGCTTCCCGGACCCTAGGATTGGCCAGCAGCTCCTTAGCTGCGCCCGGATCCGCGTAGCCGGCAGCCTTAGCAGCTGCCTTAGCGTCGCCGCCGTTGCCGACGTAGGCTTCGACGTAGATCAGCTCCTGGTCGGTCAGCTGCGCAGCCTGGCTGCCGGCCTGGACCTGGAGCTCGCCTTTCCAGCTGTCCTTGGCCTGGTTGAGATTGGTAGGTGTCTTAGGGGTCATTTGGTAAGCTGGTAGATCCTCATGGCAGCCTGGTAGCGCTTGGCCGGCACCAGGGCAGCCTGGTAGCTGTATGCCTGGAAGCCGGTCAGCCCCAGGTTGAAGGCCAGCCAGGTTTCATGCGCAAACGCCGGCCGGCCGATCCTGGCGCTCAGCTGATCGCGTAGCCAGGTCAGCCAGGTCCGGGCATACTCCCTGGCCTTAGCCTGGTTGGTAGCCTGGCTATACGGGTAGATCGGCAGCCCGGCAGCCTTACGCAGCCGGCTACAGTCAGCCCAGGCTGCCTTATGGAATTGCCAGGCGCCCTTGGCCTTACCTCCGTCTCCTACGGCGTTAGATCGGCCGGCGCTCTCAACCTGGGCAACAGCGTCGATCCACCGGTCCGGCACCGGATCGGCAGCCAGGTTGGCAGCCAGGGCGAGCGCCAGGGTGATCATGGTCGGCAGCATGGCGCTGCGCGGATCGACGTGCAAGGACAAAGCCGGATCGGCATACCCCCCTCCTGCCGGTGCGCTCGCTCTATAGGCCTCACGCGCGCGCGTCTATAGGTGCCCCACCCCTCCTCCTCCCTGCCTACCCATCCACCCTCCTCCACCCCTCACTCATCCACCTCCCACCCGATCCCCGGCCTACACCCCCGCTTTCTACCGTAAAATATCATCTCCCCCCGCGCGGAAAAATTTGCGGGTCACAGAAATATGGTCCTACAAACTGTTCCCTTGCCCGGTTTTATCGACGCTCACAAGATCCGGCTATGTCGCAGCCTCCGGATCCATATCAGAGACAATACGATTTCACCAATCACTCTGTCCTGCAGCCCAACGCGCCGCAGCCGGGCAACAAGATTGACCTGGAGCTCAACGAAGTTCGCGAGAGCTTAAACGTAACGATCTCGCGCCTGGGTGAGATCCAACGCGACGACGGTAAGCTGCGCGACTCTGCTGTTCCGTTTGAACACCTTATCCCAGGGCCGCAGGGGCCTATCGGTTTGACCGGCGCGCAAGGCATCCAAGGCATCCAGGGGATCCCAGGTATTCCCGGAGTGCAAGGCATCCAAGGGATCCAAGGCATCCAAGGCATCCAAGGACCCCAGGGCGATAAATACGCATGCACGAGCACGACCGAGCTTACGATCGGAAACGGCACCAAGACTTTCACGACTCAGACCGGACTAGCCTGGACCAGCCAGCAGGACGTGACGATCGTCTACGACGCAGCGCATCACATGCACGCCGTCGTCGTCAGTTACGACGCGAACACCGGCGTCATGGTCGCGGACGTGCAGCACAAGACCGGAAACGGAACGCACAGCTCCTGGACGATCAACATCGAAGGCGCAATCGGCGCGATGGGGCCCGTCGGGCCCGTCGGACCCCAGGGCGAGCCAGGGATCCAGGGGATCCAGGGGCCAGCCGGACCTGGTTTAGTTGACGGACTGACGATCTCCGAGGCCGCAGCGACGTATAAGACGATCGTTTCAGCTGACGCTGCGCTCGCCGGCAAGGCTGCGCTCGCGCATACGCACCAGATCGCGGACGTAACCGGCCTTTCGAGCTCACTTTCCGGTAAGGCTAACAGCATCCACACGCATGCCATGGCAGATGTGTCCGGTTTGATCGGCACGATCAGCAGCATGTCATCGGACATTAATTTCAGACTCAAGAAAGTGACCGATGCGTCGTTTTCGATGGTCTATAACGCCGGTTTTCTGTCTATCCCGGCCGGCTCTGACAATGAAGCTGACCGTTTTACCTACAACGTCCCGCAGCTCGCGCTAGGAACGCGCTCCTGGATGATCCAGCGCCCGGAGTTCCTGGGCAAGTGGATCTTCCTGGGCGTCATGAACGCGGAAAACAAGCGCCAGACCAAGGGCCCGCGCTCTTTCGTCGAATTTACTCACGCGGATTTCGGCGTCATCGCGCACGGCGACCTGGAATACGAGGACGCTGGCATCACGATCTCATCTTACTGTGATTACACCGAGATTACCGACGCGGCCGGAACGCCCTGGGCTGGTTATTACCTTCCGAAGCATACCGTAACAAACGGCAGCGGAGGTTACACGGAGGTTACCGGAAACCCTGGTGAAGGCAGCTGCTATCTCCCCGACGGCTATGTGATCAGCACCGGCGGCACCTCTCCTCTGGAGTTTAATTGGTCTGACAGCGAAGGTCATGAAGGGACGTTCCAATACGGAACCGTCGAAAGTGAAACCACCATCGCCAACGGCCAAGGCGGCACGACTACCACCGGCAGCAACGTGACGACGATCACGGCGGTCCATGGCCAGGTGATCCATTCCGATCCTGGCGCCTGTTCCGGCGCGCTGGAGATCCTGTTCGACAGCTCCAATAATTACTACACGACCAGCGACACGCGCCAGAGCGCGCCGCCAGCAGATCAGTATATCCGCAGCGACTCCGGAGTCTATGAGGTAAGCCTTTGTGGCGGCACCCACCAGCTTGGAAGCTGGTCCGGTGACTTCTACACGGACGGCTCATGCACCGGTGAGTATTTCTCCGGAACCTCTGAATACGTCCCTTCCGGAACGTATCTCACCAACTGCGACGACTACAACTATTACAGCGACGGCGCCGGCAGCTACTACAGCGAATACACCGGCGGCGGCGGCGGTTGCAGCGGAAACACCGGCAACACCTCGTCCGGCGATCTCACGATTTACATCACCGAGCTGGACACTAACGTCACGGCCGGCAGCTACTACGCCACCGAATACTATAACACCGATTGCACGACCTCCTGGTCCGGAACCGACAGCTGGTATAGCTCCGGCACCCTCCTGGCCAGCGACGGCGATTATAACTATTACGCCGACGGAAATGGCTCTTACTACGTCGAGAGCATCGGTGACCCCGACCCGCCCTCCTGCACCCAGGACGGCTACATCGGCCAGGTCAGCGGCGATCTGTTCGTGAACATCAACGGCCAGGAATACACGGCCGGCAGCTACACGGCCGATCAGTATAGCAACGCCGATTGCAGCACCTACACGACGAACGCCATGAACAGCTGGTGGAGCTACGGAACCACCATCTACAACGACGGCACAACCACCTACTATTCCGACGGCAACGGATCCTATTACACCTAACCTACCATGAGCACCTACGTTCGCACCCCCAACCCTCCCGTAGTCCGCGTCGAGATCCCCACCGGGTTCTGCGCGTTCCTGGATAAGACCGGCAAGATCTGCCTGGGCATTAAGGAATTCACCAAGCACGGCTATTCCTGGTCCGTGGTCCCGCCGATCACGAAGCCGACGCGCGCGCTGCTTGACGCCGAGCTCGCAGCTCGCGGCATCGCGCAGCCGGCGGCTTGATGAGCGAGACGGACCAGGACGACATTCAGCGCCAGATCAAGGCGGCTGAGCGTCTGCTGCGCCTTAAGAAGGCCAGGTCTGGTCTGATCGAGTTCACCAAGTTCACGCTGCCGGACCCAGAGGCGCCGGAGGACCATACCCAATCCCGCTACCAGGACGCGCTGCATCACCGGGTGATCGCAGCCGCCCTGGAGGAGAGCGAGGCCGGTCGCATGCCCAGGCTGATCATCACAATGCCACCCCGGCATGGTAAGTCCGAGCTCGCATCCAGGCGCTTCCCGGCCTGGTTCTTGGGCAAGGACCCCTACCGGCAGCTCATCTTTGCCACCTACAACGACGACTTTGCCCAGGACTTTGGCCGGTCGGTCCGCGAGACGATGGGGTCGGCCGTGTTCCAACAGGTGTTCCCTGGCTGCAAGCTGCGGACCGGCAGCAAGGCGTCGGACAAGTTTCAGACCGAGGAGGGCGGCCTGGCCGTCTTTGTCGGCCGTGGCGGCGGCCTTACCGGCCGCGGCGCCGATCTGCTGATCATCGACGACCCGATCAAGGACCGCGAGGAGGCAAACTCCAAGAACCTCCGGGACAAGCTCTGGTCCTGGTTCACGGAAGTGGCCATGACCCGACTGATGCCGGCCGGCCGCGTCGTCATCATCATGACGCGCTGGCATGAGGACGATCTGATCGGCCGGCTGACCGATCCGGCCAACCCGTGCTACAACGCCGATGAGGCCAAGAATTGGAAGATCCTGGCGCTGCCGGCGATTGCCGGCGACGACGACCCCATGAAGCGCAAGCCTGGCGAGGCCCTCTGGCCGGAGCGCTTCCCGATCCCTGCCCTGGAGCAGATCAAGCGCCTTAACCCTACCGGCTTCTCCGCGCTATACCAGGGAGCTCCGACCCCGGAGGACGGCGACTATTTCAAAAAGGATTGGCTGCAGACCTACGATCACCCCAGCGCCATACCGACGAACCTCCGGAAGTATGGGGCGTCCGACCACGCCGTCTCGATCGCCCAGGACGCGGACAAGACGTGCATGGGCTGTGTCGGCATCGACGAGGAGGACAACATCTGGGTCCTGCCGGACCTGTTCTGGCGCCGGGCGCAGACGGACATTGTCTGCGACGCCATGCTGGATCAGTTCCGGCGCAACGCCCCGCTGCTCTGGTGGGCTGAGAAGGGCCACATCTCCAAGGCGATCGGTCCTTTCCTGCGCAAGCGCATGCACGAGGAGAGGATCTACTGCGCGATCGACGAGGTGACGCCGTCCAAGGACAAGCAGACGCGCGCCCAGGCGATCCGCGGCCGCATGGCCATGGGTAAGGTGTTCTTCCCCAAGTTCGCGAGCTGGTGGCCGGCTGCGCAGCTTGAGCTGCTGAAGTTCCCGGCAGCCAGGCATGACGACTTTGTCGATTGGATCGCGCACATCGGCATGGGCCTAAACCTCCAGGTAGGCGCGAGCGCGCCGTCCAAGGCAGACACCGGACCTAAGACCGGCAGCCTGGCCTGGGTCAAACACTCCTCCAAGATGAGGGAGTAT